GTTTTTCGCTACTCCAGAAATGACTCTCGGGTCGGGGCAGTCAGGTGGAACACGTTGGTTCGCAGGACGCCTAAGTTCGGTATCTTTTTATGACAGAGAATTAGTTGAAGCCGATGTTGCTGAGCTTGTAGCGTTAGGCGGTCCACGAGTCCTAACACTTCTTGGAACAGTTGGTAACATGACGCAATGGAATCGACTTGGAGAAGGCGATGCGGTCCCAATTCTAACCAACGTACTAAGGCCAACTTTCAAAGAGTATGATCAGTATCGCATACGCTTTAATGGAGACGGCGGATTAAGCAAGCGCATCACAGAATTGAGAGCATTTGTTGACGACACGTTGACTCCTAACGATGCCTTCCCTTCCAACATGACCGATAACGAAACACCATCTCCGTTTGTGGCAAGCGCGAAAGAATTGCAGAATCCCAACGAAGCTTACATTTGTTTCGACGGTAATCTGGGTTCAGAAACTCAATTCCCTCCTACCTTCACTGATGGGGATGTAGCTATTGATCTGGGAGGATTGACGAGCCTTATCAATCGCGCGGAAGTGAGGCGTCAAGGCAGTGGTCGTGAAGTAGAAAACCTCACGGTAGAAGGCAAGATGAATGCTGATATTGACTGGACGAAATTGACCGAACCATTACAGACTAGTGGATTTATTGAGGACAACGTTGAATTCCCTCTCCAGGAAAGCTGGTGGACTAATAATATGGATCAAAGTAATGTCGTTACTGATACTCCGGTGCTACCATGAATTTAGAAGATCGCGTTTACTACGAAGTTGATAATACGCAACTACACGCAGCTATCATTTCCGGAGCTGTCAATCCTCGTACGTTCTATAAGTACTTGGTTTCCACTCCACATAAGGCGAGCGTTTCAGCTGACGAAACTCGCGCTATTTATAAGACCAATAATCAGGCAGATGCCGACGTATTGGAATCCGTAGCCAATGCCAATAATATTGATTTTTGGAAAACAACTAAACAAGGTGCAGCCGAATTAGTCGCGACCGACTTCTGGCTAGGACTATAAAGGAAACACCATGGTAGATACATTTGACACTAATAAGAAGGGCTTGTCCTCTCCTGGCGATATACAATTTCCAATCGTGGCAAGCCCATCAGTGATGGATCCCAGACCTCGTGCGATTTACTGCGCTATCGCTGGAAACCTCACCATTGAAGATTCGGCCGGAACGGCAATCACATACACTATGATCGCAGGAGAAGTCCTGACGTTCCGTGCAACGAAGATCACTGCCCTCGGTGGTGGTGGTGCTTTCGTCGGTTGGTTATAGGAGCACGCCATGCCTGAGATCAAACGCATAATTGTTCCGTTTCAGCAAAAGGCTGCGACGAAGATTGGTGAATTTGAGGGACACGGTGCTGTCTTTGAAAACATCGATCTCGGTCACGACGTCATTGTCAAGGGTGCGTTCACCGAAACATTGATAGAATGGAAATCAAAGGGACAGCTTCCAATGCTTCCTTGGTTCCATGACATCAGTAATCCAGTTGGTGAATTCCTTGAAATGAGTGAAGACGAGAAAGGTCTTCACACTAAAGGTGTTCTCTGGGTTCCAGGTAATCCATTGGATCGTGACCCTATTGAAATCAGTAAGCAGGTGCGAAATCTATTATTGTCCAATGGTCCAAAAGGAATGTCAATCGGCTACAGTGTTGCACGCGAATCATTCGGTGAGCAGCAAGGAACCCGAGTACGCTTCTTAGAGAAAATTGATCTCTGGGAAGTTTCTATCGTACCTTTCGGTATGAATGTTGAAGCATTAATAACTTCGGCAAAGTCTCGTTTAGCTGACGGAACTATGCCAACAGAACGAGAGACTGAAAGAATTCTGCGGGATGCAGGGTTCAGCGCGAAGCAATCTAAAGCGTTTATTGCGACGGGCTTTAAAGGTCTCGAATCCGAAGATCAACGGGACGTTGATACTGAAGATGAAACAGGAGAGAAGTGTGACTTTGAATTCCTGCAAATGCTAGCAAAATTAAACCAAGATCTCGAAGGAGACTAACATGCCTGAAGGCTATAGCATCGCGGAAGCCAAGACCGCAATTGAATCTCTTGGAACTAAAATCTCGGAATTCAAAACCGTGAATAATCAAGTACTCGAAGCTCAAAAGAAGGATGGCGAAGTATCAGCTTCCCTCCAGGAAAAGCTTGCAAAAATTGAAAAGGAGCTTGACGGTGCGCAAGATATTAAAGACCGCTTGGACAAAATCGAAACCGCTGCTAAACGTGCTCCAGTGGTTCTTGATGCGAAAGGCAATCAAATTCCTGAAAGCGAAATTAAATACGCGAAAGGACTAGATGGCTATCTTCGCAAGGGTGTGGAAACCTCTGACCTTCGCGACATGGAAGGCAAGGCTCTTGCTGTCCAGTCCGATCCAGATGGCGGTTACTATGTAACGCCTGACACTTCTGGTCGTATCATTCAACGTATTTTCGAAACGTCACCACTTCGTTCCGTCGCTGCTGTGCAAGTAATTAGCACCGATGCGTTGGAAGGTTTGATTGACGATGACGAAGCTGGCGCTGAGTGGGTCGGTGAAACTCAACTTACGGACAATGAGAAAACTCCGAAGGTTGGCGCATGGCGCATACCTGCACACGAAATGGCTACGCGTCCTAAAGCGACAATGCGTATCCTGGAAGATGCAGCAATCAGTATTGAACAATGGTTGGCAAGTAAAGTTGCTGACAAGTTCTCTCGTACCGAAAACGAAGCATTCGTAAACGGTGATGGTAACAAGCGTCCTCGCGGATTCCTTACCTATCCTGCCGCTGCGGATCCAGAAGTTTGGGAACGTAATGCTATTGGTCGTGTCGTGACTGCTGGTGTTGGTACTATCGATTTTGATGACATCTTCGATATGTTCTACACGATGAAGAATTCTTATCGTGCGGTTTCTACTTGGGCACTAAACCGTCGTACTATCGGAACAATCCGTAAGTTGAAAGACGGCGAGTCACGCTACCTCTGGGAAGACTCCCTCCAGGTTGGCACTCCTGCTACGATCCTCGGTCGCCCGATGATTGAGTTTGAAGACATGCCTGATGTTGCAGACGGAACACTTCCGATTGCACTTGCTGATTGGTCTTTGGCCTATCAAATCGTTGACCGTCTTGGAATCGCAACCTTGCGCGATCCTTACACGATCAAGCCTTACGTTGAATTCTACACTCGCAAGCGTGTTGGTGGCGACGTACTTAACTGGGACGCTATCAAGCTTCTTGAAGTCCAAGCGTAAGTAATATCGTTCGGTCGTCTTGTGGCGATCGGACATTCAATTAATTATAATTTCATAAAGGAAATTAATCATGGCTGGAACACGCGATAATCTTTCGCACAACCGCATCCTTATTGCCGTCGCTGCCGCTGCTGCCGCTACTGGTAATATCGTCGGGGTTATCCTCGATACCCAAGAATTTGATTCTCATCTTTTTGGTCTCCTATCCTCTCTCTCCGATGAAGCTGGCGCAGTAGTGCTGACCATCGAAGAAGATGATGACATCGGTTTCGGTACTAGTAATATCGCCGCCAGTCAAGATGTATTGGTTGGCGATCTTACCACCAATACTCAGGGTTCTGTGAATTCTGTAACTGTTCCGGCAGGCGCTGAAGCTACTGCCAAAATCGGTTACGTTGGTAACAAGCGTTTCATTCGCTTGATCGTTACCAAGAACGGAACAAGTTCAGCAATCGCTGCTGCTCTCGTATCGGCTCACGCGTACATTACTCCCGTACCATAAAAATTTGATCAACTGTTCCGGAGGGGTTCGTGGGGTTTATGGTTCTCTACTCTCCGGAACAGTTGGTCTTTTCCCACTAAGGAACCAATCTCATGCTAGTTAAATTTTTAAAATCTCACGCTCGTTCATTGGACGGCATCAACGTTGATAAGTTTTCCCGTGGTTCTACGGCAAACCTAGAAGACGAAGAAGCTGAAGCTTGGATCGAACGCGGCATCTGTCAAGAAATTGATGAAGATGAAGACCTTGATCCCAATGGTGATCCAGATGGTGATCCAGATTACGACGACGACGACGACGAGTAGTTAGATGGCTAATTTCTGCGGATCACATCTTAGATTGCAAGTCAAATTGGGCGATGTTTGGACTCTTGTTCAAACCAAGTCTGACGGGGGTTCCTTGTCTAATGAACAAGTGGACATCACTGACAAATCTGGGATGCCGTGGAGACATCTTTTGGAGTGCGGACTTCGGTCCGTTACTCTTACTTCTAGTGGTTTCACTACTGATACAGCTACGTTTGAATATCTACAATCTCAGGCGGCAAATGATCCCGTCGTTGAGGCACGGCTCTTCGATCCTACTGGTATCTTCCACCAGGGAAAATACTTGATTGCATCCTTCGGCAGAACCGGAGAGCATAACGGTGCTGAAGAATTTAATATGACGCTGGAAAGTATGGAATCCCTCGGCAATCCGCCTCTTCTCTTCGACGCATTTCCCCTAAGTCCTGGCAATAATTGGGGATGGGGATGGAGCGTTCAGCGACT